ACATCGCTTCTCGTGGAATCCACCACTACTACATGTTCTCGAGTGTAGCGCTCATAACTATTTTCAATATTTACAATATTTACAGTGTTGTTAATCATTAGAAATTCGGATACGTGTTACGATTACACACGTTCTATAGTTCATTTAGTGCACCACCCGGCGCACTCAAGAGAACTCTGCAAAGCCTATACTAGATCATAATAAACAAAAGATCATCATATGGTATCCATATACAGAGCTGAATTTTGCTCACCATCAGATTTCAAACTGGGAGTGGTTTAACGTCCCACTAAGACGGTTGGGGCATATTCTCAATAGCTTGAGTCAACGCGAAGGTGCAAGGCGTCAATTTTGCCTCGCGCATATTCTTATAGATGAGTTCAACATCCTCAACTATAAGATGGTGTACACGCCATTGCATACCAACGTAAGACATAGCAATAATATCCACATTGGGATTAAGCGAATGTAGCGCTTCAACCCACCGTTTGAGTTGTGTTTTAGCTTTCCTTTTTGCAACAGTTGTTGCCATCATCTTGACTTCAACAATCAAATAGCAATGCCTGCTGTCAAAAGTATTCTGAAAGCACAAATCAATTTCACCAAATTCTAGTAATGCAAAGTCCTTAACTCGTAATTGCCAAGGAACATCTGCAATAGCTTGAATATATTGAAGTTCTGCGATCTCATTATCTTCAATACCGCTCTGAACTGTATAAATTGGAGTTTGTTCCTCCGATTGTTCAATAGCGTCCGGTGAATATTTAACGTGCCAATTTCGGATATGATCATCATATGACCAATCCAGCTGTTCGCACAAATGTGTAATGTTGCAATCAGCTGCAACCTGTTTCATCTGGAGTCGTCTTTCCTCATACACTTCTTGTCCGTGACCAAACCACTCACGTAGCGCATTATCTATATTCTGCGCACATGCTTGTTCTGGTGATAGTGGTGCGCCTTTGGGACGCATATAACAGTGCAAAGATTTGAAGATTGACTTTTCAAGTAAAGCTCCCACATGAACGCCAAGTTTCGGGTGGTAAACACTCTTTCTCTTGAGAAATTCAAATTCATCCTCATCAAGATAAGATTTAAGCTCACTTGTTTTATCGGGCATGGTATAAATCTGACCATGCTCTCCTAGAAACTCAGAACAATCCTTAATGTTAAACAAAGGATAGTCTGGTGATACACTACCAATATTATCATCGCCATAAGTCATGATGTGTACCGCTTTGCGGAAATCTTCACTTCTGTCGTACACAGTGAAGAAAAAACTACGTAAATTGAGGCATCCGCATATGCCATTCATAACAGCGGTTAAAGAGTTACCACTGATATGAGTTCCTGTTGTTAATCCAACCAAATCGCCGTTAAAAGCGATAAATGAGTATACAAGATCCGCTGCCATGGCTTTCATAGCAATAATGTCCTGATCATTGTAGTTACACTCACTGGCGATATCAATAAGAATACGTAGTGCTGCCAACAAAAGTTGACTAGGAATCTTTTGGTCATATTTACCATAATCGCCACCAAAAATGCGATCCATGCCAAAATGGCTAACATGTTTATAAAACGTGTCCCACTCTGGTCCATAACAATTAATCCCAACTGCACATTCTGATACAAGAGGGTTCATTTGTAGGAAACGCAAAACTGGCAAATAGTATTTACGAACCAAAAATGTCAAAGCAATAGGGTTGCCATAAAATATACGGCATTTCTCCTTAGCTACTGGCAAAATTTCATCCTTTTTACACGCCTTTGCTATGGTATTAGCTCTTTTACCTTGTAGGTATAGAGCCTCCACACGATTGATTTCATCCTGTATGATAGGTTCAAATTCCCTATTACATGGATGATCTGGAGTCGGTTCATGTTCGATAATAAATCGACGTTTCTTTCCACCCAACGGAAATCCTACGGAAGTATCTAGCTTAATAGCATCGATAAATTTACATCCGGGGATACCATTTAGATTTTCA